TAGCCGCGTCAATCCGGCCTGGGACTCGGCGGCTGCGTCCACACTTAACTTAATTCCTTTTATCGCCAGCCCTGCAATTGCGGCGGCGGATGTAATGCCAACGAGTCTGCCGACTCCCTTGAGCAACCCCTCGCCAAAATCAGATAATCCCCCTTTTATATCTTTTAGTTTGGGGGTTAAATTATCCTTTAGACTGGCTTCTGCGTAGATTGAGGCTACTTTTGCGCTCATCCAACCTCACACTCACAAAATACTCGACTTGACATGCGCCATTCCGTCCACCACGTTGAGATATTCGTGCAATTTCTCAATGGACAGCGCTTCCACGTATTCCAGCGTCCAGCCTGTGGCGAATACCAGTTCCCAGAGATAGCGTTCGACGGGCGCACCTACTTTGTCCACGTGGGCTTGATAGATGCGCCTGCTCAGTTTTTTGGATCTGCTGCGTCCAGTGGCTTGGCGGCCTTTTCGATCAACGCCTGGAACAGCGCGCGGTAATCGTAAAGAGGCAGGTTGTGGACTTCCTTCACGGTCAAACCGGACACCTTCGCCAGTGTTTTGTCGCCTTCGTGTTCCGGCTGGGTGGACTCAAAAAGCGCGCGCCATTCAGAAACGGTTATCTCCCGGAGGTTGATCTCCGGGATTGGTTTACCGCTAATCGGGAAATCTGGCATATCAAACCTTTCGATTAATACGCATCGTAGCCGATGGTTCCGTTTCCGAGAAACGAAACGTTGAATTCAGTCAAGGCATCGTACTGCGTTACCACAGGACAGCCCTGCGAAATGACCGGCAAGGTGTACTTGTCCTTGCCCGTCGCGGTCCCTTCCGGGGCAATGATGAGCGTACCGATCTCGCCAAAACGCAGCGTATTGCGAACGGCGGTCACGGCGGTTCCCGCAGTGCCAGACTGCCACAAACCCTTGAACGATGCGTTGAAGTCTTTTACGCCAACCTGACGCGTCTCATAGCCAGCCGCGCCGGTGGTGTTGACCTGGATGTTCCCGGACGGCGTAAATGATGCGCCGCGCGCCCACTCCGAACAATCCAGAGTACCGGCGGTTCCGATCCATTGCACAACCAAACCACTTCCAAAAAATTCAGCCATTTTGAATCTCCTTATCCTTTCGTAATTTCGACGCGATAATCCGCGCCGCTTGTGTAGTACCTGATACCCGCCTCGCTGGTGGTTATCAGTTGATACCCGTTTTCCCGCCGCAGCCAGATACTCGTCCAGGGTGCGGGGGTTCCTGTAAACATCAATGTCCCGCCATGCAAAAGCGCGTCTATCGCCGCGTCAATCGTTCCAGCCTGTGCCGGAGCAGCGGCCACGCCATACGCCCGGATTACAATATCCTTCATTCGATGAGCGATTAGATTTTCGTCCAACTCGGACGGGTACAGCCAGACCACATACGGCAGCGCCGCGCCGTCCGGGGCTTGCTCGAAATAGACGCTGGGAGCCGCCGTCCCGCCCGCCAGAAGGCTTGAGAGCGCCGTTCCTGACAGCTTGGTATAAAGCGACGCGTTCAGGGCGTTTTGGCTGCTCATTGGTTCAGCACCTTGCCCAAGTCATCGGTAAACCGCTTTGCTTCTTGTTCTACCGCCGGGGTCAGAAATGGGCGGGCGGGCAGTTTTATCGCCAGTGCGCCGAGTTCCTGGTGGACAGCGTATTCCTGGTAATATTCGACATTCTGCGTCAGTCCTTGCGGGTCAACTTTCACCACGTCGCTATTCGCCCGGAGTTCGCCAGAGACGGGCCGGGACAGGTCTTCCGGCGGACGGGCGGGGTCACGCGGGGTGATCATGCGGGCATTGGTCAGGATGCGGAAGGCGGTTTTACCTACCACGTCCGCAATCTTTCCGGGACTGGTGCGGATTATCTCGTCCAGTTTAGTGGTATCCAAAACGAATGTGGTTGTGTTGTATGGCATCTTTATCAAGCCTTTTGCACCGTGGCTCTTTTCACACCCAGCCATGAACCCAGGTTCACAGCCTGGACAGTGTAGGTATTGCCGCCATGCTCGATTTTGTTTTGCGCCGTGATCGCCGTACTTTGCGGCAGCGTCACAATCGCTCGCGTATAAGGGACAAGCGCGCCAGCGGTTACTGCTTCTGCGCCGCCGATGAAGTCCAGGCGACAGGCGATTGAAGTTCCGACGGTTCCCCACGGCTCAGACCATCCACCCTGACTGTCGTTGGTGCGGGTCAAGGAAAGGATATTGCATTGATCTGGTAAATTTTGTTCTAGGTCAAGCCTAATTTGTGTTAATTCCGCGTCTGGTAAAGTCATGAATTATTACTCCGTGTCTCCGCGCTCGACGGTCACGGAATAGACCGCTGCGCCTTTGGCGTACTCTTTCGCCATTGCCATACACCCGGCGATTATCTGCGAGCGTTTCAGGCTGTGATTGTCAGAACTAAAGTCATAGGCCGTGACATAATGCGCACCCTTCTGCGTCCACACATCTGCGGCGGCGGCGTTCATGTCGTATGAGTAACCGGTTGCATATCTGGAAAGCCCGGTTGTATTCGTGCCGAACGTCACCACGCCGCGCGGGTAGTCTACGCTGTAAGCCGCAGCACCAACTGTTCCGCCCGTGTCATCTTGCACAACGAACCGGGCAGTCCCACCACTGGTGGATTCCAGGAAGCGGCGGGCGCATTGATAATCAAAGTATGTCAGGCTTCCACCGCTTCCTATGACCGGCAATGGGGCAAGACTCTCGTGCCGGAACGACGAAACGTGCCGGTCAAGCACGGCCTGCAATTGCTCGTCTGTCCAATATGCAGACCCGTTGACGGTATACTCCGCGCTCCCGGCAGAGACCAAGCCGCGCAGGGTCAAGAGCAAATCAGACATAGATGCGCGAGCGGTCATAGTTTCACCTATTCCGACTTGCCCGCCGAAGCGGGGCGTCCCTTCTCGCCTTTGGCGGGTTTCTTCCCTTCCAACTCAGCCACGCGTTCTCGCAACGCAATAATCTCTGCGCGTGCGGCGAAGTCGTGCTGAGTCGGGAAGTTCTGTTCGTTGAAGAATTCTTCGATTAGGATTTCTTGCAAAGTTTTGGTGTCCATAAAACGACTCCTTTCGTCAAATTTTCTCATT